TGCAATAGAAAAATAATATTCTAAAACATCATAGCATTGACTAATGCCATAGGACTCAATGAGTGCATCAGCAGCCCACTGTTCCACATTCAAATTCATGTTGGACTTTTGCTCATATCTTTGAACATAAAACTTGTTAAATCTACTGAGCAAAGCCATTCGGTCTTTGCGGTCAGCCATTATGCTTCGGCAGCCTCTTCTTGTGCCTCACGGATCTTGTCTGTCAACTTGTCCTCTACGAACTTATAGACACGCTCAAAAGCCTGATCTGTATTTTCACCATCACGTTTGCTATCTACAACCCCAAGGTCAAGTCGTAGTGATTGAAAGTTACCCAGATTAAGTGTGTAGCCCAGAGTAACTGATACCTTTGTTAAATCGTTTTCCATTATCCACCCATTTCATTTTAAATGGACTCACTCCACACTGGAATAAATCGTCCATCTTCTGTCTTCGTATATGTAAGTATACCGTCTCCCATACGCCGTGTCAATTCTTGGCTTGTCGGAGTCATGTTGTTTGTTATTAATTTGTCTTTTCTTGGTTGCCCAATATGTATACTTGCAAGTATAGCACGAATCTCTTTGACATGCGATTCTGAATAATACGCTCTTGTTTGCCAAGATCTTTCTCCATTTAAACTAGCACCAATCGGTGGAGGAATAACTCCTCGTTTAATTAAACTTGGAATATACTTTCTATGTCTATTGACAAGAATAGCGGTTTCTGATACACTGTAGGCTCTTTCTCTTTGTTTTTTAAAATCAACAAGCATACAAGATTCTAATCTGTCTTTTGTTATGTTGTATACAGTTACTAGTCCTGTTGATCTTGAAGAATGATGAACTTTTATTAGGTCCCCATTTAAAAACCATACTTTAACTTTACCCTTAATTACAGGTTCGTTATTGTATGCTTCGCTCTGGATTTTTCGCTTAGAAGTATCCATGCGCCTTCCTTACTTTCGTTTGGTGGGTGAAAAAATCTTCTTGACCCACAATGAATACAGTAAGTTTCAACATGATCAATACTAGAGTATTGTCTATCAACGAACATTCTGCCTTTGCATTTTTTGCAAGAAATCAATTTGTTTTCCTTAATGTTAGTTTGGTATACCAATAACAATAAGGTTAACACCAACAGTAAGATCGCCAGCAGCATTAAATCTCACAATGCCATCCACCCTTGTTGTTGTAACGCTTGTTAGTGTTACTGTTACGTTTTGTCCCGCTGGAGTTCCACCTTTATTGATTGGTGTTGCAGTAACTACTGGTGCATATTTAAAGTCGCTGTAGGGAAAAGAAAATGGAACTTCTGAAGAAGCAGTAACTGTTTTGTTATTTGCTACATCTACATACCCACCAACAAACTTTGCATCTGATGTTTTTACACTTTGTGGACCAGCAGTCCCTGCATCCACGGTCGTAGACTTGTAGGTTGCTGAGGACACTTGTGCAGACAGATCATTAACTGCCTTGGTTAGTTCATAGATGTACGTAACATCTATCGGTTGCCCTCTTTCGGGTAGCGGTACTTTTGCCATTATATCTCCATTATATCATTAGACCGTGTGCATTGCTGGGTTATAGACACGCAATGTCGTATAGTCCCTTGTTACTGGTTCTCCTACTAAGTATACCTCAACTGTGATTCTATTCGGAACATAAGACTGATCTACCCCACCACTAAAAAATGTATCTGGAACAACAAACCTAGTGCTATTTGTTGTTATTCTTTCTGCATAGTTCCAGTCACCTATTCCATCTGACTTGCTCCACTTAATCCAAATGTCATAATCTTTTGCTTGACGAATAGTATTAGAGCCAATTTTAACTACTACGGGGTCCCACGTTACATTAACAACACCAGAAGATGAAGATATATTTATTTTTCCAGGAACATATGTATAATTAGGATCAACACTATAAACAGAAGACCAAGAAGATCCTCTGTTTTTATCTTCAGAGATAAGTCTATATCTTACGCTATATGTACCATTGATGCTATTAATCGGTGGCAAATCTTCTTTTAAAACTTTTGCCTTTTTAATAATTTCAGCCATTATGTAACGCCTATAGAAAATCTAAACTCAACATAGTTGCTTGTATTAGGTGATTTAATAATTGACTCTGAGGTAGGATTTTGAATAACCGAGTATCCTGTAAGGCCATATAAGACATTTACAGTTCCAACATTTTCTAGCCTCATTGCATCAAGAGCAATATAATAGTCATCTGAAACCACTCCACCATCAATAGCACTAACATAAATTTTAGCAACAGTAACAGCATTCCATGTAAAATTAGCACTTGTATATAGTTCTTGAAGTTGTTTTGAAATAACCACATATCTATTTTCAGTTAAATCATACTCTCCTGCCCCAGTACCATTAGTTATTTCTGCCTCAAACCTAGCATACTCTCCAGTTCCAGCGTCTGTTGATGCAAAGTCTACAAGAATTCTAACTGTGTCGGGTGCAAGAGCAGAATCTCCATCTTTGTTGATAACAGAAAAGGCTAGCCTAAGTTCATCTATTGGAGAGTTTTGAGAAAAGTTTGCACTTGGTCTAGTGTAGTGTATGTGATTAGATCCTGCACCAATAACAAAGTGCCCTCCGCTAACCGTCAAGGTTGCATCATCACCACGCATAAATATTACGTTATTTAAAAATCTGCACCTTTCGTACCTATTCGCTCTTGATGTTTTATAAAAAATTGAATTATCTGCGTTTGTTTGAAAAACTTTTAGCGTTGTTGAAATTATGTTGTCATCATCATCATCAAGTGCTTCAGGTATTGGCGTAATCGCTGTTGCTGAAGATGATGTGTGGTAGTTCCAATTTTCTGAACTAGAAAAAGAAAAAACTGTTTTGCTGTCATATGATCCTGCAGAAGGGTTTGATTTTGCAGAAAAAATTCCAACCTCTGTTATTTCATATCTTTCTTCTGCTGGAAGTTCTGCAGAAAAAACAATCTTGTCTAAGCCACCTTCACTTACAAACCCTCTAGAAGATATTGGTATTCTTAGCATTTCAAAATCAAGAGTTTTCTTCTCTGAATAGTTTCCAAGTACATCCGTAGTGTCAAGAGGTTTGGGGCCACAACCAATAGCCACATATGAAGCATAGGCTGGAGCCTGGCCAAGTAGGTATTTTCCAAGAATAGACTTGCCTTTACTAGTTATCAAGATACTCCCTCATTAAAATCTGTCTCATATATTGTACCACTTCTGGCTATTTGAACTTCTACCTGTTCATCTATTTCAAGATTTACGGTCTCCACAATCAAGTTTCCAGTTACTGGGTCTATGTACACATAATCTCCCGAAGTTCCCTCTCCTGTTTGGGGAATCTTGTCGTCAAGTTTAATAGGAAAGTTTGCAAAGTATTTATCTGAGGTTGCCTGAAGGCTAACAATATTATTAGGGTTATACTGTTGCTCTATAGATGAAAGATTTTTGATTGGCTGATAACTAATCTTTTGTCCGTTAACAGTGTCACGTCTTGCAATGTTAATTAACTCCTGTCCCCCAATATTTTCAAAAATTAAATCTGCCATTAATTCTACAGGAACTGCTCCATCATCAAACAATATGATATCTTTGGTAGCACTTTTTACCTGTGTGGTACTGCTTGAAGAAACAAAAGCAATGCCTATTGATGTTGGTGTCGCAGGAGTAGCAGACACCGACCCCATATTATTTTCTATAGCCATCCTACACCTCACTCAAGTATATTGTCATATTTGGTCCATCTAGATTTCTTGTATATTCAATATTATACACGACAAATCTAGTTAAAGGTGTAGCAATAATGTCAAGATTGTTATTATCCTTATAATTAATTGTAACTATATCTCCTAGTTGAATTGTTGGTATGCTAAAGATTTTTACACCAACAGATCTTTTTGGTGTCATAAGTTTATCAATTATCCATCCCATTAGGCTATTAGCAGAATCTTGAGTCTGAATATATTGAGCATCAATTGAAAATTCGTTATTGCCATAAATCATTCTGCTTTGTTTTATTTTATTATATATTTCTGCCTCAACATACGGAGATGTTAAAACTGTTGCCCCTTGCATTTCTGGATCAGATAGGCTAGATCTTTTATTAAAGTATTCATCAACAGTTAGTTCATGGGTGGTGTCCTGTGTAAATGTGATGCCTTGAATTCTGAGATAGTTTCCACTTGTGTCATCAAGAACAATTGCCTTATCTGTAGCATTAAATACAAGAAACTCGGCGCCATATGAATCTGCATAGAAACCAGAAGTAGTATATCCCTTGATGCGATTAAATGTTGGAGATAGTTGTGCATACAATGCTGGATAGGCACGATCATACTTAATGTCAAAATATGCACACTCCCTCATGATAGTTCCGAATTCATCAAAATACATATTATACTTTGGTGGCTGCTGTGCGCTTACACCTGAAAGATAGGTAGACTGAACAAAGCCACTCATTGCATACTTTCTAAATGACTCATTAATATCTATTGCATCATCTACAAAAGTTTTAGATATCGTATCAACTACTGTAGCAACTGTATTTTGAGAATAGTTATCTGCTAAAGCATAAATATTTTCAAACATAACTCTAGATGATCCACGAGTAAAAAGGGCCATGTTATTATATATTGGTAGTGGATCTACGTCATCAACAATTTTAATTAAATTATTATTTATATATAAATAAAATCTTCTGGTTTTTCCAATGTCTTTATATTCAACAGATAGATCGTATACTGTTGGAGTTTCTTCAGTTGTCATTCTATACTGTCCCGTGAAACTACCATCGTCAACTGTAATTTTTGAAAGGCCTCCCCAAAGTTTTACTGGAATAGCATTTGAGTTTGCATTATCTTTTTTAATTTTATAAAACAAAACATTATGAATTACAACATCTTCAGAGCCATCTGGGTTTGTTTTAAGATAGGACTCAACGTTGCTTTCTGTTAATGCAACAATTTCAAAGTAATAGCCATTGTTCGTGTCTGGATTAAGCATAACGCCAAGACCACCAGAGCCACCTCCAATACTAACATTTTGATCGGTAAGAGATCCCGTTACTTGGTAATAAGAACTACTTCCTGTTGGTGTTTGACCTCTTGTTTGGTTATTTTGAATTTTTCCAATTATACGCATTCTTGTTCCAAAATGTTTATAAGCATTGTCTAGTGGCTTGTAAACATAAGAAATGAAATCGGTTGCTTTTTCTGTAGTAGTAAACGCTGGACCGTTCATAACAAGTGCAGATGATTGAATAGTTCCAGTTCTTGTTTGGCTAAAAGAGTTTACTTCTGTTTCTGTTTTGCCGCTTATAGACATAAAGTTTCTTATAATGCTATTTCTTGTTGTCTGCTTTGCACGCTCATTGTTAATTCCAGCAGCACCAACGGATGTAGTTGGAACTGTTGGAAGCGCATCTGTTGTAAATAGGTAGTCAGAGTTCATAGTACATCCACGAACGTTGTCATTGTTTGACCAATAAGAACTAATTCCAGCAGTGTGTGCTGTTGGCTGTGTTCCAAACTGTCCACGACCATGCTCAACTACGGCACCGTTCTTCATTCTTGTGATGCCATTAACTGTTTCGTAATAGGGAACAGTGTAAATTCTTATTCTTCCCGTTGGATATATTTTTCCATTAAAAGGTATAACTGAAAAATATTTTTGATATTCTTCATTGCTGCTAATCCAAACATTGCTAGATCCTTGTTTATGATTAGATTTCCATTCTTGAATAGTTTTATCTGCCGCTTCCTGAGTGATTGACTTTGCTTTAACCTGCGCCTCAAGGGTAGAGATAACTGATGCAGGAGCAAGGTTTCCAGGATCTACAAAGTATTGTTTTGTGTAGTCTATTGTTCCATCTGACTTGATATCATACCAAAGTCCAAGTGTAACGCTAAACTCAGCAGCATCATACTTAACAACTTCTGCATTAGAGTATAGGTATCCACTATATCTTGTAAGCCAATAAACATTTTCTCCTAGGTCAATTATGTTATTTGTTATTTGATTTCCAACAACCGTGGGGACAGCACTAGTAACATCTGATGCAATTGGCATAGCACCTAATACATAACTGCCCTGAGTGCTTGCAACTTCGTTTATAGTTTTTGTATTTTCAGTTCCAGATACTTCCCATAGCAGTGCAGGCTTATATATCCAGGTTTTTTCTTGATCTACCAAACTTGCTTGGCGGATTGACCCATAGGATCTTTGAATATATCTAGTTGTATAATTAATTTTACCAGCATTAAAAACTTTCTTGTCTTCGGATGATATAGAGATAATATTAGGAAGATTTCCAAATGTAAAGTTTTCAGTTACACCTGTATCTGATTGATTGTTTGATCCAGAAAGAACAAATGCAATTTGTCTTTGTGTTTGTGCTTCTGAAGGCATTAGATAATCTTTGCTCATTACTACAAAATTATTGTTCTCATCAAAAAACATTGCACTCTGTGTTGATATTGCCAACTGATTTAAAACTTCTGCAACGTTTTGATCTGGGGCAATAAAAAAATATGGAATGACTGGATCTTTTTCTCCAGCAACTCTAAGAAAGGTGTAGTTTGTAAAACCAATATAGTCAAGCAACAGAGTAAAAGATCCAGTCATT